CCGATGTGTTTGTGGGACATGCCATCGGCATCAAGCTCTCAATTCGACGCTCGGAGGAGTGGGGTGATCGCAACGAGGTCAGAGAGTATAAACCCGCTGGTTTTCCAGATTCCAACATAACTCCCTTACCCGCTGATAACCAATGGACGGGACCGTGGAAGCGTTAATCACGCTGATTGATGAGGCGCACGAAGCGATCCAGGAGCGCCCTCGGGCGCACTTGGGTTGCTCCAACCTCGGTCATCCATGCGACAGGTGGGTTTGGCTCAACTTTCGGCTAGCAGTGATTCAAAAATTCCCTGGTCGCATTTTGAGATTATTTCGCAGGGGGCATTTAGAAGAACCGCAAATCATTCGAGATTTGATCCTTGCCGGGGTCGAGGTCGGAACTGATCAGGCGGCGGTGGATTTTGGCTCGCATGTAAAGGGCAGCGCAGATTTGGTTATTGAGCGTGGTGTGCCGGGATCGCCAGATGATCGCCATGTGGCCGAGTTCAAGACGCATGCTTTGGCCAGCTTTAGAGATGTTAAAAAAACCGGTGTAAAAAAATCAAAGCCGACGCACTGGGCGCAGATGCAGCTTTACATGCTCGGTTTGAAGATCAAGAAAGGTTTGTATGTGGCGGTATGTAAAAATGACGACCAATACTATATAGAGTCGGTTGAGCTTGACCATGAGGCGGCGGAAGCGCTGGTCCAAAAAGGTCACAGGATTTCACAAGCCGAAAGGATGCCCGAACCGATATCAACTGACCCCAGCTGGTATCAATGCAAATTCTGCCCGGCGCATGACTTTTGCCACAAGACAAAATTGACTCAAGAAGTCAACTGCCGGACCTGTGCGCACAGCACAGCCAGGGGCGACTCCACGTGGCATTGCAACCAGTTTGACGATGTTGTGCCGTTTGAGTTTCAGCTGAAGGGCTGTGACAAGCATGTTCTGCACCCTGACCTAGTGCCGTGGAAAATTGTGGCAACCGAGTCAACTCCCACCGTTGCGGCTTTTGATGTCAACGGCCACACACTAAAAAACGGCCCAGAAAACCTAACTAGCAGAGAACTGATTGCAAACGCTCCCGCTTGCGCTGCTAGCGAGACGGCGCAAATCAAGGCCGATTTTCCCGGCGCAAAAATTTACGGTTAAAAGAGGGATACAAATGTGGATAATACCAAAAAATCACCAACTGTCGTCGCATTTTGCGCTGGATATGGTGGCATCGAAAGAGGACTTGACCTTGCAGGAGTTAAACATCGAGTCCTCACTTATGTGGAGATCGAAGCCTTCGCCTGTGCAAACTTGGTTGCGAAGATGGAAACGAATCAGTTGGCTCCGGCACCTATTTGGACGGATCTTAAAACCTTCCCAGCACAAATCTTTCGAGACCGAATTGATATCCTCACTGGCGGATATCCCTGCCCACCATTTTCATATTCCGGTTTACGAAAAGGCGCCGATGACCCCAGACACCTCTGGCCCCACATCCGGCGACACATCGAATCAATTAGACCTGTTCGGTGCTTCTTTGAGAACGTCGATGGGCACATCAGTCTCGGACTCCGAGAAGTCATTGAAGACTTGGAAAGCCTTGGTTACTCAACGACGTGGGGAGTATTCAGCGCGGTTGAAGCAGGCGCCTCTCACCAGAGGAAGCGGGTTTACGTATTGGGTGACGCCAACCACTCAGGACAACAATCAGATCAAGGGCAAAGACAAGAGAGGCACAACCCTGGGCGGGGCGGTGAGGCAATGGCCAACGCCGACAGCGAACAGCCGAGACGCGACTCCGAGCTGGACGAAGACACGCAACGGCAAACAAGCGGTGGAACCAAACCTAGCTGGCGCGGCGCTGATGTGGCCAACTCCGACAGCGCGGGATTACAAAGGTGCGGTAACGCCGGAAACACTGGCAGCAAAAAACAGAAACCCGATGAGCAACAGCTTGCCGGATGCAGCGCAGTATCAGTCGGGAGTTGGCCACCTGAACCCGGACTGGGTCGAGTGGTTGATGGGTGTCCCGACAGGGTGGACCGACTTAGGCTCTTGGGAAACGGAGTAGTACCACAAACAGCGGCGAAGGCTTGGGTTGTATTGAATAACCAACTTTGAGAGAGATAAAGATATGTTAAGAGACTACCAGCAGCGTGCGATTGATGATCTGCACGATTATTTGGAAAAGTATGACGGCAATCCTTGCCTTGTATTGCCTACCGGGTCGGGCAAGAGCCACATAGTGGCAGAAATATGCCGCCACAGCGTCCAGACGTGGCCAGAGACGCGCATTCTGATGCTTACCCACGTAAAAGAACTAATCGAGCAAAACGCCGGCAAAATGCTTGACGCGTGGCCTAGAGCGCCTTTAGGGATTTACAGCGCTGGACTCAAGCAAAGAAATTTCGACTCTATCACGTTTGCGGGAATTCAGTCTGTAAGAGATCGCGCGGATGAGATTGGGCACATTGACTTGATCATTGTTGACGAATGCCACCTGATCAACCACGGGGCCGAGGGCGGTTATCGCAAGCTCATCGACCAGCTAACAAAAGTCAACCCGTATCTTAGGGTAATCGGGCTGACCGCCACACCTTATAGGCTGGGGCATGGCGAAATCCACAAAGGCGATGCAATCTTTGACGATCTGCTGGATGACATAGCGCCGATTCCCGCGCTAGTTGAAAAAGGCTATCTGGCTCCGCTCAAGTCAAAGCTGACCGACACGCATTTTAATTTGGATGGAGTTAAAAAACGAGGGGGTGAGTTTGTAGAAAGTGACTTACAGCGAGCTGTTGATGACGACGAGGTGACTACTGATGTCGTTAGCGAGGTCATCCGCTACGCGCAAGACCGGAGGCATTGGCTGTTTTTTTGTGCTGGTGTAAAACATGCTTACGCGATGCGGGACTCGCTCAGATCTCAGAGCGTTAGCGCAGAAACAATCACAGGATCAACCCCAGCCGATGAGCGGCAGGACATAATCTCGAAGTTCAAAAGCGGGATGATCCAAGCTCTTACGAACGCGAATGTCTTGACCACCGGGTTTGATTACCCTGACATTGACCTTATTGCGCTTTGCCGTCCGACCATGTCACCGGGCTTATATGTGCAGATGGTTGGGCGTGGGATGCGGCCAAAAAGCCACGCGGACGATTGCATGGTTTTGGATTTTGCTGAAGTTATACAAAGGCATGGACCGATCACGCACGTTGTCCCGCCATCTAAGAAAAGTGGAAATGGCGAGGGTGAATCGCCGGTAAAAAATTGCCCCGAATGCCACGAGATTGTCCATTTGTCAGTCATGGTTTGCCCGTCGTGCGGCGCGCAGTTTGAGGCAAGAAAGATTGCCCTGGGACTAGACAAAAGCTCGGACATCATGGGGTCAAAAGACAACGACGTGAGAGTATCCGACTGGTATTGGTCACCGCACGTCAGCAGAGCCAGCGGCAAATCTATGGTTAAGGTGAGGTATTTGATGAGCTTCGATAAAGAGCCAATCACAGAATATTACCCGATCTTGCACGACGGCTACGCAGGCAACAAGGCTCGCGCACTGCTGTTTTCGATTATAAAAAAATCAGGCTCTGAGGCAGACCCTCACGGATTTGACCTGACAGAGATGTGCCAGAATTTAAACCAAAGCTCACCGCCATCAAGAATCAGTTTCCAGAAAGACGGAAAATGGTACAGAGTAACTAAACGAATTTGGGATGCGCATGAAACCAGAACCGCCAGCGTTTGTTAAAAGCTACTATGATTTACAACAGCCAAAATGCTGTCACACTTGTGACTTTTACAACGAGGACGGCTTGTGCCAGCATTTCAACGAAAGACCCCCGTCCGGGTTCGACCAAAAACAAAACGCTTGCGACAAGTGGTTACAAGTGATCCCGTTCTGATGACTGAGCACGAAGTGCAGCGGGAGTTTGTGAAGTGGTTCCGGCAAACTCTGCCAACAATACGAATTTTCGCTATACCCAATGGCGGCGGCAGGTCCAAAGCTCAAGGCGCTAGGCTGAAGGTGGAGGGCGTGAGTCGAGGCGTTCCCGACTTGTTTTGCCCAGAACTTTACTTGTGGATCGAGATGAAACGCGAAAAGGGTGGGGTGGTGTCACCAGAGCAGCGCGATTGGCTAAGCTATCTTGGTGATATCGGCTATGCGGTTCTGGTCTGCCGGGGCTTGGACGATGCAAAAAAACAGGTTTTGAATTTTTTGACGAGAGGGCAATTGAATGGCTGACTTAACAAACATCTTCGGCGGGCCATTTAGGCCGACGCCGACCAGAAAAAAAGCTCCTGACATTCAGCTGATGAATGCAATGCTTGAGGCGGATCTTGATCCACCAGAGCACCTGTATTTGGACGGCAAAATATACCGTTTTGGGCCTAAAAATTCGTGCTGGTATGTGGCGTTTGGCGATGGTGTACCCGCCGGGCGTTTTGGTGACTGGAAGCTAGGGCTTGATGTTACCTGGCGTGCGGAAGTTGACCGCGATCTGACGGATATTGACCGCATGGCGTTGAGCCAAAGGCTCACAGAATCGAGGAAGTTGCGCGATGAGGAAAAGGCAAAGCGTCAGGCGGTAGCCAGCTTTGCCGTCGATCAGATTTGGGCGGAGTGCATCGAGGCGAGCCGAGATCACCCCTATTTAGTGGCAAAAGGAATCGAGGCCCACGGCACAAAGGTTACCGGCGATGGCAGGATTGTTGTGCCTATATACGACCAGTTTGGCGAAGTCGCCAGCCTGCAATACATCACGGGCGAGGGTGAAAAGAAGTTTCACCCCGGCGCAAAGACCGGCGGCTGTTTTTGGGCGCTCGGCAAGCCTACGCGCACCATATACATCTGCGAAGGGTTTGCTACGGCAGCGACCGTGCACGAAGCAACCAAAACGTTTACCTACGTGGCTTTTAACGCAGCGAACATTCCTAGCACCGTGCAGTTTGCGAGGTCTAACCACAAAGGCAAAATTGTCATTATCGCAGACAACGACGAGAGCGGAACTGGGCAGAGGTACGCAGATGAGGCGGCGAAAAAGTACGGTGCCACGGTTGTAGTCCCGCCGGAATTGAATACCGACGCCAATGATTTTGCACAGGCTGGTGGTGATTTGCGGGAGCTTCTGATGACGGAGACAGGCAATTGGTTGGTTAGAGGGACTGACTTTAGCGCCCAGCCAGCGCCGCTGTCGTGGATGGTTAAGGGTTGGGTTCAAGACAATGCGCTGATCATGGTCCACGGGCCGAGCGGCGGCGGCAAGACGTTTGTGGTACTTGATTGGTGCTTGCGGATTGCGGCAGGGGCAACTGATTGGCTTGGGCACAAGGTTCGCGGGGGTACGGTGGTCTACTTAGCCGGTGAAGGTCACCACGGTATGCGTTCAAGGCTTGCAGGTTGGAGACAGCACACGGGCATGGATCTCGATAACGTTTGGCTAAGCGGATCAGGCTGCGATTTGAACACGCCAGAGGGCTATCAGAAGGTGGTGGACTCGCTGGAGGATCTTGAAAGCCTTCCTAGAGTCATTGTCGTTGACACCCTGCACCGCTTTCTCTTGGGTGATGAGAACAGCGCGCAAGACGCAAAAACCATGCTCGACGCCTGCTCAAAACTAATGCAGGACTACAATTGCAGCGTGATTCTGGTCCACCATACTGGCGTGAGTGACGAGGCCCAGCACAGGGCTAGAGGGTCGTCTGCATGGCGTGGCGCGCTCGATATAGAAGTGTCGGTGGTGCCTAGTAAAGACAACGGTCCTATCGAGATCGTGCAGCGCAAGTCAAAAGACTCTGAAATGGTTGACCCGGTCTATGTCGAATTGCAGAGCATAGACATCGATGGCTGGTTTGATGAGGATGGCGCGCCAGTCTCCAGCGCCATTTTAGTGGCTGGCGCAGCACCAGTTAAAGTCAGTAAAGCCGACGAAAAGCTGAAATATGCCGAGCGAGCTTTCCAGAATATGTTTGCACTAGGTGGTCAAATTGTTGTCTCAGGAATGCCGATTGTAAAATATTCAGCGGCAGAAACTTGGTTTTTGCAGGACGGTAAAGCCGAATCAACAGCAAAAAGTTACGCTACCAATAAGTTGAAAGCAGGCGTTTTGAACCTTTTGCAAGACAGTAAATTGATCAAGAAGAACGAGTTGCAGGGTGGCTGGGAGCCAACTTCTGAGGACTTAAAATCACGGTTATTGACAGGAATTGTGACATAAATTAGGGGTATAGATGGGTATATACCCGGTTTTTATACTTATACCCCAAGGGGGGCAAAAAGCGCAAATTAGGGGTATAGATGGGTATATACCCCTTTAGGGGTATACCCAATTATACCCTTGCGTGCGGTCGGTGTGTTTAATCAACAAAGGCAAGAAAATGGACGATGTGAAATTTGCTGGGAAAAAGATGAGGAATCGCGCAATTTTTGTTTTGCAGCAGGAAGGCGAGGGCAAGAAGTGGCGAGGTGCTGAGTGTAAGAATATCAAAGAGCGGATCGGCATGATCAGAAGATTGTCCGATCAAACTTTCCCGACGTTTGCGTTGGCGATGAAATTGCGGTATTGCGACGACGAGCAAATTTAATTGTTTACACTTTTGGCGCAATGTGTATACTCGGCGGACGTTAATTGAGAGGTTTGAATATGTTGATAGCAGGTCAGGATTTGCGAGATTATGCAGTTATTCGATTGTCCATGCAAAAGCGAGGAAGGGTTAAACCCGGTGAGTTTTGGGGGTTAGACGGACGGAATGATAAGGCTAGGGTTAATTTGATCAAAAAGCTGACACCACAGAATGCTTTGAAGGTTCAATTGGAGGTCAAGGAATGGCACCACCAAAAAACAAAAGTGCCAACCGTGAGCGCGTGCAGCTATGTGTCACTCTAGCGATTTTGAGGATATGATTATGCGAAACAGAAAAGATTATTCAGATGTGGCGGCGGAGATTTTAAACCCTTCACCAAAGGTGCATGGTATGACCGGCAAAAAAAACCACTATATCGGCGGGTTTGAGACTTTAGTCCATTTCCGATGCAGCCAAGACCAGAAAGATTCTTGGAGAGGGCAGGCAAGCCGCAAGGGGTTGAATCTTAGCGCTTGGATACACCAGCAGTTGCAAAGGGGGTTAGATGATGACCGCTAACCTATTCCTGCTTAGCCTGTTGAGTGCTGGAAACAAGGAGTACATCGAACGTTTCAACAAGCGCTTTCGTGCTGAGAATAAGCACCTAATCAAGAAAAGCTTGCAAACACAATTAACAAACTATGTGACTAGAACGCAGCTTAGCACTCACGACATTGCTGAATATCTTTGTGTGTCGCCCAGTATTGTGAGGGATGCTATGCAGGTCAAAGAGAAGGCATCAAGCGTCAAATTCCTCAAGGAAACGAAGCGCGCTAAGAGGGTAAAAAAATGAGAGATTATTTGATTGGCGGGTTGGCTCTGATTGGGCTAGCGCTGATGGGTACGCTGGACTTTGATGACGAGGTGTATACTCAGAACAGATATTGCACTATGGTTGACCTATACAAAACAAGTGGTGGTTCTGATGGATGGCCAGCCTATCGAGCGGGAGAGATCTCTTGCACGGATTGAGTTTGACAAGCTATTTGGCCCTGATGCCACGCATACAGCGTGGTTGTGCTTTCTGGCTGGATGGACAGCACGGGAGGGTGTAAGTGGTGCAAGTTAGTATCAAGAGCAATATTGATGATGTGATGAAGGAAATGACACATCTGGAGCGCAAGCAACTGCCGTTTGCTACTATGCTGGCGATCAATGACACGGCGTTTGCTGGACAGCGCGCGGCTAAGCGTGGCATGAAACAACACCTCGATAATCCTACGCCTTGGACTTTGGGCGGTGTGAGGGTTAAGAAAGCCAACAAAAAAGATTTGGCCGGGGCTGTGTACATGGCAGGGGTACCGGGATTGCCCGGCGCTAATCAAGACCGCAACGACTATATATCGATGCAGACGGAAGGCGGTTCGAGGCTGGCGAAAGGTCGCTACTTGGCTATCCCTACAAAGGCTGGCAGGAACAAATACGGCAACGTTCCACGCAAGATAGACAAACTGAACACCATGCTGTCAGACAAGACACGGTTTTTTGTTGGCACGCCCAAAGGGATGACAAACAGTAACGGGATCTGGCGTCGATTGGGCACGACAAAATCAAAGGGTGGTGTGAATATTCGCAAAGAATTCACGTTTTCAAAATCAGCAAGATACCGGCCCAGATATCCATTTGACAAGATAGTGACAAGCGTCATTAAAAACACATTCGACAATCACTTCTCAAAGCGTCTGAATTACGCTCTACGGACCAGCAAGTGATAGGCGGTAGGTGTGCTTAGGGTGTGCGTAAAAAAAGCCTACAGGGCATTACATGGCGTGTGGGGGGGGTATAAAGGTACTATGGCGCAGGTCACCTATGGGTAATTCAACGTCGCACGTTTTCCCTAGCGATAGAAAATTTTGGAGCGTTTCGTTATGAGCAAAAATAAGCCGCGAATTGAGGCGCTACCAGTAACCAGCCTGGTGCCTTACGCAAAAAATAGCCGAACGCACAGCGATGAGCAGGTGTCGCAGGTTGCGGCGAGCATAAAGGAGTTTGGATTTACAAACCCGATCTTGGTTGATGGTGATAACGTTTTAATCGCCGGGCATGGCCTCGTCGAAATTCGATGAAGCGGATGTTCCGTTTGAACAAAGCTGTTTGGTGGCTAACAAAAGATGGTGACTTAGATTGTCTGAAACTTTATGAACGACATTACTCAGCCCGTAAATATAAGGACGGTAGGACACGAAAACTGTTTGTCGGACCCGGTGAAAAAGTCGTGTTGCGAACAAAAAATGCAGACGCGATGTTCGTCTGGCGCAAGTTCATCGACGACTCCGGTCAAACAGGAATCAACTGCGCCGTATTCCGAAACGAAAGTAACTACAGATCCAGCGATCTTATACGGCAAGCGGATGCGATTGCTGATGCGATCTGGCCTGATTGCCGGCATTACACCTACGTCAACTCGCAACGGGTCAAATCAACAAACGCTGGATTTTGTTTTATAAAGGCCGAGTGGCAAAAATGCGGTCATACGCAAAATGGTTTGCTGATTCTTGAACGTATAAATCAGGCTGGTGGTGCATAGAATTCAATGCCTGATAACCCAAGCCAACCCACCTACCCCGTCGGCACAATATCTCGATTGCTACTGATGACTGACCGCCGTGTGCAGCAGTTGGTAAAAGATGGTGTAATACCTAAGACAGAAAAAAACCGCTATGAGCTAGCGCCGTGCGTCCAAGGTTACATCAGGTATTTGCAAGAACGCGCAGTAGGCAATGCCGCTGCTCCTGCTGACTTCCATGTTGAAAAAGCTAGACTGGTAAAACTTCAAGCTGACAAAGCGCAGATTGAGGTTGATGAACTAGGCGGAAAACTTGTTCGGGTTGATGAGGTCAAAAAAGAACTTTATTCGGCGATTACGGATTGTAAAAACAGGCTGTTATCGATACCCAGCAAAGCCGCGCCAATTGTGGCCAACGAAACCAACCCAGCGATAGTGCAAGGCGTCCTCGATGATTTGGTGCGTGAGGCGCTTACAGAGTTATCGAAGGAAGCAGATGAGCCAGACCAAAGCACAGTTGATAATAAAAGAGGGGATGACGGCGTGGACCCCGCCCCCAAGGTTAAAAGTAAGCGACTGGGCAGACCAAAATAGGAAACTCGACGGCCAGTCCAGCGCTGAGCCGGGGCAGTGGTATACCAGTCGGGCAGAATATCAGCGCGGTATGATGGATGCTTGCAGTGATTCAAGCATTCAAGAGGTGGTTATTATGTCAGGCGCTCAGCTTGGAAAGACTGAGGCGCTACTTAACGTTATCGGCTACCACATCGACAACGACCCGTCACCGATACTGGTGTTGCAGCCTACGCTGGAGATGGCGCAGGCATTCAGCAAAGACCGGGTTGCGGCAGGACTGCTTAACTCTACGCCGTGCTTAAAAGAAAAGGTGCGCGACCCGCGCGCGCGAGACTCTGGGAACACAACGCTGCACAAGATATTTCCGGGCGGGGCAATATCTATTGTTGGTGCAAACTCGCCATCCGGTCTTGCGTCAAGACCAATTCGCGTGGTCCTGTGTGATGAGGTTGATCGCTACCCAGCCAGTGCTGGCAGTGAGGGCGACCCGATTCAGTTGGCTAGAAAAAGGTCCGCCACGTTTTGGAACCGAAAAATAATTCTAGTCAGTACGCCAACCAACAAAGACTCAAGCCGAATCGAGGAAGCTTTCGAGAGGTCTGACCAGCGCAGATATTACGTGCCGTGCAAGCATTGTGAGGAATACCAAACCCTGAGATGGGCTAATGTTCAATGGCAAAAAGATCAGCCAGAGACAGCGCAGTACATGTGTGAGCATTGCGCGGTTCTCTGGTCGGACAGTGACAGGCTGTGGTCTATCAGGAATGGCAAATGGAAGGCCGAGGCTGAGTTTAAAGGCATTGCAGGTTTTTGCATCAATGGCCTGTACTCACCGTGGACGCCATTGGCTGACGGCGTTCGAGATTTTCTAAGTGTTAAAAAAAACCCAGAGCAATTGCGGGTTTGGACAAATACTTATCTGGCTGAAAGTTGGGAGGACGCGGGCGAAAAAGTAGATGACTGGATGCTGGCAGACCGTCGGGAGCCGATGCCGGAAATCCCCGAGGAAGTGATCTTGCTAACGGCGGGGATCGACTGCCAGGATAACAGGCTTGAGGCCAGCTTGATCGGTTGGGGCCGGGATGATGAGTCGTGGGTGCTGGATCACAAAACGTTCTACGGCGACCCGTCTACTCCACAGCTTTGGGGTGACCTTGATTCTTTCTTGATGACTCAGTTTAAAAACGTGACTGGGCGCAATATGGCCATACGGGCTGCGGCTGTTGACTCTGGCGGACACTTCACTAACAGCGTCTACCATTATTGCAAGAAAAACCAAGGCCGAAGGATCTTTGCGATTAAAGGCGTTGGTGGTTCAGGGCGGGCCATAGCGGGTAGGCCAAGCAAAAATAACGTGGTTAAATGTCCGTTGTTCCCAGTCGGGGTTAACACAATCAAAGAATTGTTGTTTGCTCGGCTGAGGATCGGGGAGGAAGGCCCCGGATACGTGCATTTTTCTGACGTTTTACAAGATGAGTATTTTAAACAGCTCACAGCAGAAAAAATTGTTACACGTTTCCATAAGGGCTTCAAAAGGCGCGATTTTGTTAAAACAAGACCGCGCAACGAGGCTTTAGACTGTTTTGCCTACGCGATTGCAGCGTATGCAATAATCGGCGTTAACGTCAACGCGATGGCGGCAAAAGTGTCGCAGATGCCGGTTGCTGAAG